CTCGGTTTCGTTGCTGCCCGTGGCGAGCAGCAGGAAGGCCAGGCGGGCAGCGTTGGCATCCTTGGCGAAGTCGGCCCAGTAGTCGACGGTGAAGCTGCTGCCCACGGCCTCCTTGTTCGCCTCGTCGAGGGCCTTGAGCACGAAGACCTTGTAGCGCACCGACTTGGTGCCCTTGGCGTTCTCACGGCGCTGGAAGGACTGGATGACGCACTGAATCGCACCGGTCTTGACCTTGGTGGCGGCGACTTTCTGATCGCCCTCGAAGTTTTTGACGTGTTTGCCGAAGCTGTAGCGGGCCATGGTGCTGTCCGTTCTGTGTGGTCGTTGCGGTTACGGGTGACTGGTTCTCGTGCTGTGCTGGGCTACTCTGCCGAGGTGCCCAGCTTTGTCCAGATGGCGACACGCTCAGCCAGCGCGGCGTCGTCGGGAGGTGGCTGCCCGAGCATTCGGGCGATGACGTGCAAGGGCTCGACGGGCTCTCTGTTGTCGAGGCCAGCGGCGATCTTCGTGGTGTACCGCTCCCCTGCGTAGAAGCTGATCTGTCGACGCACAGCGCCGCTCTGCATCTCGGCGGAGTGCACGTAGCCCACCGCCTGGACGAACTGCGCCAGCTCGTTGGGCAGCTTCTTCCCGAGCACCGCAGGCCGGTGGACCATGCCCATGCCCTCCACCTTTTCCTCGGCGTCGAGGGTGATCACGACGACGTGGGCGTGAGCGTCGCGGATCGTGCGCATCAGGCTGGCGGTCTTGTCGAGGATGACGCCCCACGTGTCGAGGTCGGTGACGTCCTGGCGCTTCTCCTGCCGGCTGGTGAAGTGCTCTTTGATCATCCGCTGCGCGTCGGTGAGCGAGTCGAGCACGACGCTGTCGAACCGCTTGCCGATGTTCGGCGACGCAGCGAGGGCCACGAAGTCGATCAAGTCCTGGAACGACTCGATGACGAACACGGACGCCTTGGGGTTGATCCGCTTGATCGACGGCACCGCCTGCTTCTCGGTGAGCCCGATCAGTGGGCGAGGCATCCCGGCGCCGAAAGACGTCTTGCCGGCGCCGCTGGGCCCGTAGAGCAGGATCTTGGCTTTGTCGAGGCTGGCCATGTCGTCGGCGCTCTTGATGCGGTCAAGGATCGACGGCTTCACTGGCTTTGCTGCTGGTGCTGGTTGTTCTTCGGCCATTGGCGTTCTTTCTGCCCGCGTGGGGCTGCTTGCTGGTCTGCAAGGTGGGGAGGTCAGAAGGGGAGGGTGTCGCCAAAAGATGCGCGACCAAGTTGGGTCATGCCGTCACGGATACGGTGGCGGGTAGCGTCGTCGACACGGGTGAGCACGAGGAACGCGCTACACGCAGACTCGGTGCCGTAGAACACGACGCTGTGCGGCTCCACGCTGTTGGGGTCGTAGGCGATCACGAAACACTGGTCAGGGTCAGGCGTTCCGGTGTTGTCGACGGAGGGGCAGAGGTACAGCACGACGTTGGACATTGGGTTCTCCTGCGTGGGAAAGGGCGCCGACCGAAGCCAGCGCCGTGAAGGGTGAGGGTCAGACGTCCCAGCCGATGGACCGGGCGAACGCGATCAGGCTCTCCATCGCCTCGTCGTCGTCAATGCTTTCATCCCACGGCATCTCGTCTTCGGTGGGCTGTTGGTCGTCGTCGATGCCCTCGCATCGAGCGCAACCGCAGTAGGACGATTCGGGGTTGAAGTGGCTGGTGAACATCGGTGGGCTCCTCTTGGGCTGCATCCCGCAGCTCGTGAGCGACCCTAACCCGGATTCGCATAAAAAGGAAAGTCCTTTCTACGCAAACGGATCTGTCTCTGGCTTCCACTCGTTTGATGGCTCTGCATCGCGTTGCTTAAAGCGGAAAGGCAACCCGAGCTTGGCGGCTTTTTCGCGCTCCGGTGTGATCGCCCACGGTCCGGAGAGATCACCCCGCAGCTCTTCGTGGCGCACCGATCGCAGCTGGTACCCGATTCGCACCTGTGCGCCGTCCTCCAAGCAGATGCGGGAGTAGGGGCAGGGGTTGGCCGCAGGACCGACGCACGAGGCCACCTGACGCGGGTGATACGGGCGCCGCTGTGCCTCGATGCGCGTGAGCGCCCACCAGCCTGCATCGGTCTGCCAGTCGTCGAGGTCACCTTGCCCGAGTGGGTACCGCTCACGGGCGAAAAACTGGCGGTTGCTCAGGGCGTCGAGCACGTCGGCATACCTGCCGGGGTCGAGCCCGTTGGCGAGGATCGTCTGGAGGTAGACGGCCCGCGTCGTGTCGATCCGCTTGTCCCTCGACAGCCCCGGCGAAACCGGGTGCGGCGTCGCCTTCGTGGGCTTCGGCGGAGCCAGCATCTCCGGGACACGCGGCACGCTCTTACGCAGCGTGTTGTAGATGACGCCTGCGACCTCGACGGGCACCTTGACGTCGGAGATCGATGCGATCGGGTCGCGCAGCAGCCACGCATAGCAGCGGATCTGGGGGTCCAGGCGGAGCTTGCGCCCGTAGCGGATCAGGTCGCGCTCCGCCGTCGTCTTGTGCTCGACGATCCACACGAGCCCGGTGCTTCGCTCCCGGATGAGCAGGTCCATCTCGCCGCCCTGTGCCCACCGGCGCCACGTTTTCTTGCCCGTGAGCGTCACGAGCTGGCCCTGACTCAGCTCGGTTGCGGGTGGCCTGTCGAGGATCGGCCCGCCGTGTTCCGGGTGCACGAGCCAGCGGCCCACCTGCGTGCCCACACCCAGGATCTCCCACTCTGTCGAGTCGTGCTGCCAGTGGTGCTCGACGTAGTGGGCGAACATCCCCCAGCTCTCGGCGGCGATCTCGTTGTTCTCCCGGTGCATCTCGTCGGGCATCAGGCCCTCGTATGCGGCCACGGCCTCGGCAACAGCGGCGCGGCGCTGGTCCAGCCACGGCTCGATGACGGCCCCGTACAACCAGAGGCACGACTGCGGCGGCAAGCAGCCGTTGCGGTACCACGCGTCAAGCAGCCTGTGGACCAACGAGCCCTGCCTGAGCGCAGCGGGCGACTCTCCCTTGGGGGCAAGGCCCTCGACGTAGCGGAAGGCCCATTTGCGCTCGCAGGCGGAGGTGCCGCGCTCGCTGTTCGTGACGACTCGCATCAGCATCAGAGATCTCCGAAGTCGCGGGGTTCATCGGCCAGCAGATCGTCGAGGTCGGCATCACCGAGGCCGCCCGACGTCATGCCCATCCGGACCAGCGACTGGTAAGCGGCCTGCTCTCCGCCATCCGGGTCGTGGAGCTCAAGCCCAAGGTGGCCATCGCGTTCAAGGGTGGCGCGGCGGGTTCGTGGAAGGTCGACGGTGCGGATCTCGTCGTGGTTGAGGGTGCCGGTGTTCGTGTTGAACCTCACGTCATCGTCGTCGCCGACCCATTCCTGCTTGTTCAGGGCGGCGACAGCGTTGACCACACGGCGGCAGGTGGCGATGTCCATCTGGCCCATGTGCGCCTGCTCCGGGGTGAGCCGCAGCGTCGAGGCCAGCCAGCCGTAAGCCTCGCCACGCGTCATCGTGCCGTTGCGCCAGAGGCGATCGAACACCGCGTGGGCGAGGGACCGAGCCCGCCGCAGCTCAGGGTTTGCGGGCACGCCCAGCGCCTTGTCGGTGCCAGGGTGGCAGCCAACCCACCCGCCACAGCCCTCGCAGAGCCAGAACAGCTTGTCCTTGAGGTCGACGCGGCCCCGGTACAGCTCGTCGCCTCGACGAAGCCGCATCTGTATGCGGCCACCGCAGCACGTCGACGGTGCGCGTTTTGGAATGCGGAAGGCCACGGTTACCCCCAGAAGTCGACGGGTTCCACGTCGACGGCAGTGGCGATGGCTTCGAGGCTCGACACCTGAAGCGCTGCGCCGTTTTCGTTGATCGCCCGGTACAGCGTCGAGGTGGACAGGCCTGCGGCTTTGGCGACCTCCGCCGTGCTCACGCCGATCCGTTCGCGGGCCTCGGTGAAAACCTTGGTGAACTGAAACTTCTGCTTCTTGCTGGCCATGTTCTTGTTTCTCCTTTGCGGGAAT